AAAAAACATTAGTAACCTCCATTGCTGACATCATCTGCTGTAATAATTTCCGTTTCTGCAAACGCCATTGTTACTTCATATGCAACTGGAGCAGGTCCGCTTAATGCTTTGCCAGAAGTTAGATGAGTAGCCCATACATTATCTGGAGTATAATTAACTTGAATATTTTTTAATACGCAAGGTTTAATTTTTGGAAGTGATTGTATTGATGTTTCAGTCCCAGCTTGCATCCAAGTTAAATCAAATATGTTTGGGACAGTTAACCATCTGTCTTCTAATTTATTTAATTTTTCAAATTGCTCTGTTTGAGTAGGTGTTCCTTGAACAGGACCAGATCCACTGTAATTTGGTAGAGAATAATGTCTAAGAGTTCTAATAATATTATGAATTGTAACTTGCTCAGATGCGTTTCTTGGAACTAGTTTCCATGAGAAACTAAATTCTCTCATTGCAATTCCTTTAAAGATTTGCTCAACATATGGGTTCAATATTTTTCCGCCAATTCCACTAGTTAATGCTTCTGCAGGTAAATTGCCAGGAGTAAGTCTTGTTATTGCGCTTAATATTAGTTCTGGAGTTCCAGCACCAGCCATTTGACTAATTATTTTTCCCATCTCACCTGGATCATTTACTGCAGCTCCTGCCAATGTAGGTAGCATTTTACCTAACATTCCTAGTTTTTCTGAAGACCAATCGAGCTGATCAGTATAATTAATATCATTAGGAACTGGTAGTAAAACTGATGCCAGTTTTTTATGTTTTGGTCTAGATGCTCGTGTGCTATTTACTGCCTGCCATGTGCCAGTTTCTACTGTATCACCACTCTGAATATTAGTAATATAATCTAATGTGGCAGCTCCTCTAACATCTTTTGCACTTGCAATAGGCACGTATTCCATTACATTAATTTTAAGCATATCAAACATTTCATGTTTTTCAGGCCAATATAATTTATCAGTACTAATTGTACCTGGGTTATATCCTTTATTTATTGTTATACCAGCCATAAATATTTTATGATATACCTTTTATAATAAGTATTTATGAATACTCTAAAGGGAAAATTTATCCCAACGAATATTCGCAAGTATAAAGGAGATTATAGAAATATAATTTATAGATCTTCATGGGAATTGAAGTTCATGAAGTACTGTGATACTAGATCTAATGTATTAGAATGGGCATCTGAGGAATGTGTGATTCCATACAGATCTCCACTAGATAATAAAATCCATAGATACTTTGTTGATTTTTATGCTAAAATTCAAGAAGCTGATGGTACTATTACAAAGTACCTTATTGAGATAAAACCTAGTAAGCAAACTGTTCCACCAAAGAAACCTCAAAGACAAACTAAAAGTTATATCTATGAAGTGACTGAATACGTTAAGAATCAAGCTAAGTGGAAAGCTGCCAAAGAATTCTGTGATGATAGAATGTGGAAGTTTAAAATCCTCACGGAATCGGAGCTAAAGGTATGAGAAGAGAAGTATCAGCTAGGACGAAGAATACATCACCGCTTAATATATTTGAACAGGTAGACGAAATAGCAAATAAAAAAAGAAAGGGATTTCACGCTCTATCATATAGTTGGTATAAAGATACAGTTGCGGAAGTTGCCAGAAAGAATGACATCTACAAAACATTAGTTACTCTTGATGAAACTCTCATTCCATCTGGTGGGAATCTATATTTGTTTGAGTATAAGGCAACCTGGGCCAGGAAACTTCCATATTACGATGAGTTTCCTTTAGTGTATATGCTACAAGGTGGAAGGAAATTCTTTGGGGCTAATCTTCACTATCTAAATTATCCAACACGTTATAAAGTTCTGCAGAGTATTATAGATGGACGACCAACAATTCCTAAACAGTGCTTTCATAATTATGTTTATGAAGGTCTTGATACACCACTATTTAAAATAAATAGTGAAGACTGGATGAAATCTATTTTTCTACCCTTGGAAAGTTTTGTAAGTAGACAAGCAGGTTCATATAAACAAGTTAGCAAATCTTTTGTCTGGGGAGACAGCCGTAAATGAGCATCAATACTACACCTACCAACTTCAATGAGTTTAAAGGTTATGTTCAGAAGTATGGATTTTCTCTGAGCAACTTTTATGATATTCAGTTTCATTTGAGTAATGAATCTAAAAATTCTCAGTTATTAAAAAATATCTTTAATCTTGGGATGACAAATAATGTGAATACTACTAATGAGTCTTTCATGGAAGGACTACTAAGATTATATGCAGAAGAATGTTCTATTCCTGGATACTCAATTTCAACTGGAGATTATAGAATAACTAATACTCCTACAATGAAATATGCATATGGTATTGTGAATAATGAGATTACAATATCGTTTATTTTAGATGCAGATGCTCAGATCAGAAGAATATTTGATGCATGGGGTAATTATATTTACGGTAGCGTTGCATTAGCAGGAGGAGTTGTATCAAATACTAATTTAAATTTTACTACTAAAACAGATCTCGGAAGAACTAGATATCGTGATGATTATGTAGCAGATATTATTGTTGCTAAACTAGAAAGACATAGAAGTAGTAGGAAAAATACTAGACCACGAGTTACTAATATTGAGTCGCAACGTAACTTTTATAAAAATACTGACATTATACCAGATTACAATGGACCACTTTTACCTGGATTTGGAAAACCTTTTTATACCTATTCAGTTAGGTTGAGGAATTGTTTTCCAACTACTATTTCTTCTATTCCTTTGTCTAGTGGATCCTCTCAGTTGGTTAAAGTTCAAGTAACATTTGAGTATGAACTTGCAGTACCTTCATCTCAAACTGCAAGTGGAAGTACCCAAGAATCATCAAACTGGTTACAGATAACTAACTAACCTAAATATATTGAGATTATGTTATAGTATTTACTATGCCTTTACCTAAAATTACCACCCCAACGTATGAATTGCGTTTACCATCTACAGATCAGCTAATCAAGTATAGACCATTTCTAGTGAGAGAAGAGAAGGTTCTTTTGATGGCAATGGAATCTGAAGATGAATCTCAGATGATCAATGCAGTGAAAACAATTCTAAAAAATTGTATTATTTCCAAAGTTAAAGTTGATGACTTAGCTATATTCGATATCGAATATCTATTCCTCAATATTCGTGCTAAGTCTGTTGGTGAACAGATAGAACTCAACCTTACTTGTCCTGATGATGGGGAAACTACAGTTCCAATAGAGCTTAATGTTGAAGAGATTAAGATTCAAAAATCTGATAAACACTCTAGGATTATTCCTTTAACTGATAGTATTTCTGTGGTGATGAAATATCCTAGCATGGAAATGTTTGTTAAAACAAACTTCACAGCTAGTGCAAAGACTGAAGATATATTTGAAATTGCAGCATCTTGTATTGAGCAAGTTGTAGAAGGTGAAGATGTATATGAAACAAAGAGTTTCTCTAAAAAAGAAATTAATGATTTCCTTGATAGCTTAGATACCGCACAGTTTCTGTTGATTCAAAAGTTCTTTGAGACTATGCCAAAACTATCACATACTATCAAAGTTACTAACCCAGTAACCAATGTAGAAAGTGATGTGGTTCTAGAGGGACTTGCATCTTTTTTCGCATAGCACTAGCGCATGAATCGCTAGAAAATTATTTCAGGGTTAATTTTATATTACTTCAGCATCATAAATGGTCTCTTTCCGAAATTGAATCTATGCTGCCATGGGAACGAGAAATTTATGTTCAGATGCTAGTTGATTACATTGAAGAGGAAAATAATAGAAACCGAACAACAACATCGTTGTAGATAAATGGCAGCTTCACTTTTTAGTTTTAAAAAGAATCCATCCATAAAAACATCTCCCCTTATTGATCCAACTAAATTTGGTGGTGCTGTTTTTGGCGGGAAAAAAACACTTTCAAGAAGTGAAGCTTCTGAAAAGACAATAGCAAATAAAGAAATAAAAGAATTAAGTTATATTAAACGAGCATTAGAAACTTTAGTTTCTCTTGAAAAAAGACATTTTGAAATTCTAACAGATTCTATTAAAGCATTTGTTTTGTCTGAAGAAAAAAGACAATTCAAAGATGAAGAAAGTCTTCAAGAAAAACAATCAGACAAGACTAAAAAAGAAGAAAAAAATCCACTTGTTAAGCAAGGTAAAAAAACTCTTGAAGGGATTGGTAATTTTTTCCAAGGATTGATCAAAACATTTATTGCATACAAAGTTCTTCAATGGGCAAGTAATCCAGAGAATGTACAAAAAATTCAAGACTTTGTTAATCTTTTTGGGAATATATTTAAATTTTTAAACGCCATAGTTGGGTTTGGAATTGATAAACTGTTTAGTGGATTGTCTAAACTAATTGGTGGAGAAGGAGTAACTAGGGTATTTGGTTTCCTTGAAGCTGCGGTTGGATTTTTTACTTTAAAATGGTTATTAAATCCGACTAAAATTATTTCAGATATTAAAATGATTGGAAACCTTTTCACGAAGGTAATACCAAATGCAATAAATGGAGTAATTAATTTCTTTACTAATCTAATACCTAAGGCAGCTGGAGAGGCTGCAGATGAAGCGTTATCTCAAGCTGGCAAACAGATCACAGAAGGTGCGACAGCTACTGCAAAAGGGGCTGCAACTGGAGCAGAAGCTGCTGGAACTGGTGCAAAGGCAGCCAGCACTGCCGGAAAGGCTGCAGGAACAGCCGCCAAAGGAGCGGGTGCAGCGGCAGCAAAAGGAGGTGCTAAGGTCACTGGTAAGTCACTACTAAAAGCACTTCCTGTTATTGGTGCGGTATCGAGTGCATTTTTTGCTGCAGACAGAGCATCTAAAGGAGATTGGTTGGGTGCCGGTGGTGAGGTACTTTCAGGAGTTGCAGGACTACTTCCTGGATGGGGAACTGCCGCATCACTTGGAATTGATGCGGCTCTAATTGGAAGAGATATTGCAAAGGAACAAGGTGTTCCAATGCTAGCTAAAGGTGGAATCGTAACTAAACCAACTGAAGCAATTGTTGGTGAAGCAGGGCCAGAAGCTATTTTACCACTGGATAAATTAGGATCATTTGGTATTGATGGCTTTAAAGCGTCTACTAATAAGATGATTCCTAAATTCATGAAGCTATTGACTTTACCATTTAGTATTGTTGGTGCAGGTATAGTAGCACTCATCTCATCTACTGTTGGGAAAATTCCAGGTATAGGTCAATTTATTCTTCCTTTAATATCTGGGATTGCAAGTAGTTTTGGTTTACCTGCAGGATTAGTTACAGGAATGACTAATTTTGTAAGTGGAGTTACCTCTGCAGTATCTACTGGACTTGGTGATATTTCTACTTTATTTGGAAAGAATGAAGTCAATATACAACAGCAAAAAGGAGAAGAGTTTTCTCCAAGCAATGACACTTCAGTAAAAGGATTGCTTGGAAATATTCTCGGTGCTCTGATCAGCAAGCAATCAAAACCTGATGTGGCACCTGAAACCACACCAGCAACCCCTTCAACACCCTCAGCCACCCCAGCACCCGCCAAAGCACCATCAACGCCTTCAGCCCCAGCAGGAGCCACCCCAGCCCCAGCAGGAGCCACCCCAGCCCCAGCATCAGCTCCTAAAGTAAGTTCTATATTTACATATCCATCCCAAACAGAAGGTAGTATCCCTGGTCAAGGTACTGGAGATAAGATTCCTGCATTGTTAGAACCAAATGAATATGTATTGAATAAAAATGCAGTCCAAGGAATGGGCGGACCAAAAGTTTTGGATGCAATTAATTATGGAATGTATCCAAGATTTGGTAGTGGTGGTCCAAATGTTTCAACTAAAAAGTTTTTAAAGCTTGGCGGCGGATGGGCACCTGTTCCTGAAGATTCTTCTGGTGTGGTATTAGGTAGAAGAATGAGTTCAAAGCATGGTGGAACCGACATTCCGATGCCAGTAGGAACTCCATTGCTTGCGCCTTTTGATGGTGTTGTTAAAGAAACTGGAAAGAATCCAGGTGGATGGGGGAACTTTATGGTGCTAAAAAGTTCTAATGGAGTTTACTCTTTGTTTGGACATGTAAGCGATTACTCCAAGAGATCAGGAGATCAAATTAAAGCAGGTGAACAAGTTGCACTAAGTGGTCACCAGCATGGAGGAGGAAGAAGTACTGGGCCACACTTACATTGGGAAATTGGTAGTTCTTGGAATGGAACTATAGGAGGAAAAATAGATCCAATCAGTTGGTCTTCTGGCAAAGCTATTCCATCTGTAAGTGGTCAAACATCCTCTAAAACTAGTACTGATTCTCCAGCAGACTCAGCAGAAACTGCAGAAACATTTACCGCTGAAATGGCAGCATCTGTAGCAGAGAATCTTGGTAAACTATTTCAGATGTTAAGTGGTCCTGCAACTAATTCTGCCCCTGTAGCTTCACCCAAACCAACCCCTAACGTAACACCATCAACTTCTGGAAACTCTCAAAATTTACAGCGAGTTCAAAGGGAAAATTTGAAGATTCAATCAGAAACTAAACAAAAATCTAAAGGTGGGGGCAACGTTATTACTTTAGGTGAGCCAAATAGAACTATCACTGAAGCAAAATCTCAAGCAATGTCTCCTAGGTTAGGAGGTACAACTGCTCCAAATTCATTAATCAATTATCCAATAGCACCATAAAATGCAGGCACTATCTCCCATCAAAACAAGTAATTTTTTACATGCGTCCAAACGATTGCATGAACTTACTAGAATTCGTAGTACTGCAATAACTCTATTAAAATATAAAAAGGACAGATTAAAATTAGAAAAAAAATATGAAGATACAAAAAATAAATTTGCAACAAAGCAAAAAATATTAGATAAAGAAAGAAGGCAAGAAACTAAAAAAATCAGACCAAAGAAATCTAAATTATTGAAAAAAAGTGAGAAGGTAGCTTCTTCAGGAATAATAGATTTACTCATTACCTTTGCTAAAATTAAGGCATTGATGTGGATTGGTGATCCTGAAAATTTGGCAAAGGTTCAGGCCATAGTTAAAGGTTTAACTGGGGTATTTAAATTTATAGATTGGTTTGCAACGGGATCAGTCACTAATTTATTAGATGGTCTGCATAGTTTATTGTTTGGGGGATCAATATTAGAAAGAATTTTTGGACTGTTTTCTGCAATTGTAGGCTTTTTTGGGATACGATATTTACTGAATCCTTTTAAGTTAATTAAAGATTTAAAATTTGTTATTAAAAATGGCGATAAAATTGGACAAATATTTAGTGCATTTAAAGAGTCTGGTATAAAAAAAGGAGCAGCTGATCTCGCTCAAAAATTGACTAAGACCGCTGATATTTTTAAACGAGGATTGAGCCGAGGACTTGGTAGAGCAATTTTAAAAGTATTTGGTAAAACTGGTTTTAAATTTTTAGCTAAAGCTGTTGCTCCTGCTGTTGGAGGACTTACTAAACTTGTCGGTGGGCCACTAAAAGCAATTGCAACAAAAACGATAGGAGGTATTCCAGTAGTTGGACCATTATTAAATTTAGGCATTAATTTATTACTGGGAGATCCATTAGATAAGGCACTGTTTAAAACTGTTGGATCTACTTTAGGGATGGGATTGGGGGCACTTGTTGGATCTGTATTTCCTGGCCCAGGAACTATTGTCGGTGGAGCACTAGGAGGAATTCTTGGAGATTGGGCATCTTCAACATTATATGATTGGATGAAAGGTGCAATATCTAAAAAAGAAGAACCTGCACTCGCTGTTGGTGGTATTGTAACTAAACCAACAAGAGCATTAATTGGTGAGGCTGGCCCTGAAGCAGTTATTCCTCTTCCAAAAATTTACGATGGAACTATATTAAATGCTCCTATGGGCATAGTTGCATCTTCTATGATTGGAGGAATTGATGCAGTTATATCTTCACTTGGTCCTATTGGGCTAACAATTAGACCATATGCATCTAGTCTATTGGCTCCATACAGAAGAGAGTTTGGGGCTTCCAACTATGTGTTTACTTCTGACATTGGAAGGACAAGTACAGATATAACTGCAAAAGCAACGACTCAAACTAATGATCAAGAAGAAGTTGCAAAAATACTTGGCCTGAATAAAACTGTAAATTTAATAAAGAAAAAGGAAGCATCTGAAGAAGCTAAAAAATCTAGGTATA